AGACCAGGCGCGGCACCCTCGTCATCCAGAGTCAAAACAGGCTCATCGTCTGACGTATCGGCCTCGGCATAACCCTTGCGGATTAGCTCGCGGCCGTGCTGTTCCAGCGTTTCAAATGGACTGCCTTCGGTCAAGGTAACGCCACCGAGGTACAGCGGTTTCAAGGTTTTCAGCTTCATGACTGGCTCCGATGGGCCGCCCCTAGGGCGGCCCGACTGAAGTTAAGCGGCTGGGGCGAAGGTGCCGTAGATGAACGCCTCGGGACGCTTGACCGCCAGGGCCAGACGCTCTTCGCAGCGGATCGAGATCATGTTTTTCTCGAAGTCGTCGGCGTTCTCGGTCGAGATCACCACGTTGGCGTCTTCGCGGTCGAAGATCTGCGCGCCGGTCTGGAATGCACCGGTGAGGAACTTGCCGAGGAAGGCAGCCAGTTCGGTCGCAACAACAGGCAGACCCCAGAGGGTGGGCCCCGCCAAGCTCAGCGGGTTGCCAATGATGTAGCGGCCCAAGGTGTCCTTAGTCAGTTCGATCTTCGCCCAGTCGGTGAAGTGCAGGACATGGCCGCTGGCAGGCAGGCGAGCCAGTTGAGCTTGCAGCATGGCCAGGCGCAGCTGATCGATCTGGGTCATGCCTTCCGGTTCAAACGCTGGGTTGTATACCGAAGCCTGCGGCACGATGCCCGGCAGATGCACGCCAGTGCCGTCACCGAACAGAATCTCGCCTTCTTCGGCGTATTTCAGACCGTAGCGCATTTCCACGTCGATGGTGGACTGCAGCTGTGCGAAGTCGTCCAGGATCTGCTTGGAGGCTTTGAACATGTGAGCAATGGTGCTCACCGGCGTGATCTTGGTGGCGAACTGGATATCGCTATACGGCTTGGCGGTACCTTCGGCCACAACTCGCGCGGCGTTGGTGAAGCCGGTTTGCTGAACCCAGAAGATAGCCGGCGCACCGGTACGGCCAGGCGCAATCAGGTCGCGGATGAACAGGCGCTGCTTCGGCGCAACATCAATGCCGGGGAGACGCTGCGGCTCGACGACGCCCTGCGCGACGCCGGTCGACAGCAGTGCTGCATTCACCGGGATATTAACGCGCTTACCGCCCTCGACGCTGGCTGCAAAGTTCTTCAGCGCCTCGCTTTTGATGACAGTTTGGCCGAGGCTTTCGCGATTCTGCGGCGTGCTAGCAGATGGCAGACGGGCAAATTCTTGCTCAACTTCGCCCAGCTTGGCCTTCAGCTGCTTCTCAGCTTCGGTCAGCGAGTTGAATTTCAGCGCCAGCTCATCGACGGTGGCTTTGGTTTCAGCAGACAGGTTGCCTGCCTTTTTGGCCTCAGCAAGAGCGGCTTCTGCCTTAGTGCTGAATTCGCTGGTGGCCTTGGCCAGTTCAGCAGACACGCTCTTGAGCAGTTCGTTTGTATCGGTCATGGGTCAAACTCCGGGTACGGTAGAGGCTGCCGACTTGAACGAGGCAAGTGCTTTTTCGAAGTCAGCAATTACGGAGGCCGAAATGGCCGGGGGTTCGGTAGCGCTCGGCGTACCAGAGCCGGTAGCGCCAGGCGTACCGGTTTTGAGTTCTTGAATCATTGCCCGCCGCTCTGAGCGGGGCATGCCCTGCTTCGCCAGGATCACGTCGAGACGGCGGGCGGCGATTTGCTGCGGGGTCGAAGCTTTCGGGTCTTCTTTTACCTTCGCGCTGTCCAGCAACGCATCAGCAAACCCCTGATCTACGGCGTCACTTCCGCCGATCCAGCTTTCTGCATCCATGAGCGCCTGCATCACGGCAATATCGCCGCCGGTGTGCGCTGCGTAGATACCTGCCATGGCCTTATCGAAAGGCTCTAGCGAGTCGGCCATCTCGCGCAACCCGAGTCGGTTGGCTGCGATCCCGACCCAACAGTTGTGAATCATCAGAAAGGCGCCGAGCCCCATCCGGACCTCATCACCAGCCATTGCGATGATCGAAGCTGCTGATGCAGCGAGGCCGAGAATCTGAACGGTTACCTTGCCCTTGTACTCCCGCAGCTGGTTATAAATGGCGAGGCCTTCGAACATGTCGCCACCAGGTGAATTGATGTTCACCGTGACGTCAGCGCCACCCAGATTGCGCAGCACTGCACCGACGCGCTTGGCGGTTACTCCGTCGCCGGACCAGTAGTCGTAGCCGATGGGATCGAACATCGAAATGGTGTTCTCATCGTCCGCCGCGGCACGGATGTCCGGGTTCCAGCGCTCTAGCGCCATTGGCAGCAGATCCGATGAAGCGCTCACGCGCGGGCGATCCGCCGGCGCGGCCGGAAGGTTCTTGATCGTCATGATTACTCCGCAGGCTCAGTGACTTTGAGCCGTGTTACCGAGAGAAGGGCGTGAGCCATTGCGGGCGCATCCGGATCACCACCATCCAGTGCCATGCAAATGTCCTGCAGCAGTTGCCGCGTGGCCTGGGTGTCGCCGTCCTTGTGCGCGGTGAGCGCCTTGGACATAAACCGGTTGAACTTGGCCGAGACGTTGTCGGTCTGGCCCAAGCTCTCCAGCGAGACCATGGCCGACTGAACCGTATAGGTGTCGCCTCCCGGAATCGGTGGCATGTTCTCCAGACGGCGGACCTCGTTGCGGCTCATCCAGCCATTCATCAGCGCCGTGTTGTACCAGGCGCCGCGGCCGGAGCTGTCAGCTCGCAGCAAGCCTTCAACCGAGAACTCCGCGAAATACTCATCGGCATCCGCCTCGCCGATCAAACAGCGGGTTATTTCCTGCTCGATGTTGATGAGCAACGGACGCAGGCTGTTGGTCAGGAAGTGAAGGTTCTGCGCCTCCACGCTGGCCGCCCAGCTCGACTGCTTGTCCATGTGTCCAACCATGAACGGCGGCACGCGGAACCAACGGCAAATCTCCTCAACGTTGAAAGCGCGCGTCTCAAGCATCTGAGCCGCTTCGGGGTTCATGGTGATGCCCTGATATTTCAGGCCAGCCTCAAGAACCATCGTCTTGCCAGCATTCTTCGAACTGCTGAAGGCAGCCAGCGCCTTTTTCAGCTGCTCGCGCTGCTTCGGCGTCAGCGTGCCCGCGCCCTGCGCGGCGCCACCCTCCACGGTGAGGAACCCAGAAGCCTGCAACCCGTTGGCGAATACCTTGGCGGCTGCTTCCTCTGCCGCCAGCGCGGCGCCGATCACGTCACGCCCGGTCGTGACCGGCAGCATCCCGCAGACACCATCTAGGCCGAAGCCGCGGATGTGCATCAAATTCTTTTCAGGAATGTCCCGCTCTACGCCGTTCTCGGTGTAGGTGTACTTCAGCCGACCGTTGGTTTGCCGCTTGACCGTCATGCACTGAGGCAAAAGCGGATCAAGGGCAACGATGCGGCTGCCAATAAACTTCTTCTCAACGAAGGCGTTGCCGCGCATGCAAATGCTGGCCACAACCATCAGCATGAACCGCTGCGGGGTCATTTCCGCGTTGGGCGACCTGCACAGAACGCGGAACAGCGGGTGGTCCTTTGCCGACTCTCGCGAGCCGTCGGGCATGCGTCGGTACAGCTTGAGCGGCAGCGTTGATACTGACTCCGAGAGCAGGCGCACACACGCCCAGACCGTCGAGAGCCGAATCGATCCATCGACAGTGACGTTCTTTCCGCTGGTGGAGCTGCCGAACCATTCTTGCCAAAACGCTTCGTTCGTTAGGCCGACAGGAACGCCCAGCCAGCTCTGCAGCGCGGAGCGGATCCGCCCCGGTTTTTTATCGCTCGCCATCAGAGCCCTGCCATTATCGGATCATCGAAGAAATCGTCGACGTTGCCGCGCGCCACAGGGTTGCGGGACATCAGTTCGACTGCGTTGAATAGCGCCATCAGGGGGTCAATCTTTGCAGTGCCCGAAGCCTGCTTGGTGATCAAGATCGCATTACCGGCGGGCACTACCTTCGCGTTGCTGCAGCTCCAAGCCATCAACGGCTGGCCGCCGTGGACCAAACCGCCTTCGGCGAGCCGTCTTTCTGTGGTCTTGATCGCGCCGCACAGACGCCAGCCTTGGGAAATGCCGATCACCAGCTCTTTGGGGATGCCCAGCGAGATCAGCGCGTCGAGAATCGCACCGACGCCGGCCGGGTCCACGCCGATCATGTCCAGCAGGCCGGATTCGTAGATTTCCAGCACCAGCTCCGCAACCTGATCGACGTCATCGCCGATACGCTCGACAAGAATCAGGTCACCGTCTTTCGCGAAGTCATGGAACCGAGGCGCTTCACTTTTCCGGCGCTCCAGCACCGACGGGTGCGCCCAGGCTCTTGTCCAAGCCAGCCATTCCCGGGTGATCGCATCGCGGCCCACCACGGCCAGGCCGAGCAGGTCGTCAAGGCCGCCGCCGTCGATACCGACGTCGATGACCTCACACCGTTTGATCAATTGCTTGAGGGTCAGCGTCTTGAGCTTGGCCTGTTGTTCCCAGAAATCGGTGCCCGGCCAGCGGTTCGCCCGCAGGTTCATGCCGATCTGGATATTCAGGTGCTTGGCGAGGAATTTTTGCCGACTGCCAGGCTCTTTCTGGCTCTCCTTGATCATCTGGTCTTCCAGCCATTCCGCGCTGACAGACCGCCCCATGTTGGGGTTTGTGACGTAGTAATTGTGGGGGAGCAGGTATTCCTCTGACTCGATCATCGCCTTGGGGAATTCGTATAGAACGCCCAAGGACTTTTTGTCCTTGACCTTCCCGTCACGGACATCGCGGTAGTAGTCGAGCTTTTCCTTAAAAACCCCCGCCGGCGGTTCATCGCTCTGCGTGGATAGGAAAATCACAAACCCTTCGTCACGCGAGATAAGTCCACCGGTGGCCTCCATCAGCATCGCATCCGCATTGGGCCGCTTGCCGAACACCCAGAGTTCGTCGATCAGGATCTTGCCGGATTTCTTACCGGACACCGTGTCGGAGTCCGCCGCGACAACTTTCAGGGAAGCCTTTGTGTTGAGGTGCGTGATGGTCCGCAGGTGGTCCTGCACGTTCATCATCTGGTCCAGCACCGGATCAGCCCTGACCATGGCGGCAGCCGGTTTGAAACTGTTCTGCGCGACCTCGATCGTCGGCGCAAGAATCAAGAGCTCTTCGTTTTCACGCCAGTTGCGCACCAGGGCGGTAACCATGATCCCGGCTGCAATGGTCGATTTCGAATTTTTTTTGCTGATCAGCAGGAAGAACTCGCGGATTTTCTGCTGCCCTGTCTCGGCGTCATATGCACCGAACACCGCCGACACAAAGTCGAACACCCACTGCTCGCAGCACTCGCCAAACGTTGGTTGGCCTGGAACGTCCACGACCTTGAGCGACTTGAACAGGTCGAGCGCTTCTTCTGCTTCATTGCGGAACAGCGGCGGAAACGGGATCAACGACTGGCGAGAAAGAATTCGGCGCTCCCAGTCCGGGCACGCGGTTGACCACTCCATTACCTAACCACCTTGAGCGGCGGTTTACCGGTGCCATACCGGCCAGTCCCTGCTGTTTTGGCAGCGTCGACCTTGGCGTCTTTCTTCCCGGTCTCGCCCTTGCGTTGATGAACGAACGGCATCAGCGCTTTGGCGGCATCGATCCGCAGCTTGGGTTCGGCCTTAGGGTCATTCATCGCCGCGAGCAGAAAAGCTTTCGGGTCGGAGTAATGCAGCGCCTTGCTCAGATCGAAAGAGCCGCCTACGTATTCGTCATCAGGGTCAGTCTCAG